AACATCAGCTAATTTAAAATTAACTGTACAAGCAACTGGTGAAAACTCAGGAACTTGGGGACAGATTACAAATACAAACTTATTAATTCTTGAACAAGCTATTGGTGGTTATTCTGGTTTAACAGTCAATAACACTTTAGGAAATACTTTAACTTTTACAAACGGTGCTTTATCAAATGGTAAAGATCAAGTAATTAAATTAACAGGTACATTAGCTGCAAACGTTAATGTTGTTGTTCCAGATTCAATCGAAAAAACTTACATCATTCATGATGGTTGTGACCATGCAGGTTTTACTTTAACTTTTAAAACTGCTACAGGTACAGGTGTATCTTTATGTGAAGGTCATAAATATGTTTTATATTCAGATGGTACTAATATTGAATTAGGTTCAGAACAAAAAGTATGGAGAGCAATTACTGCTAGTGAAACAGTTCAACCTGGTGCACAAATTTTAGCAAATACAAATGGTGGAGCATTTACTTTAACTTTACCTGCATCACCAACTGCAGGACAAGAAGTATCTGTTATTGACCAAGGATATGATTTTGATGTCAATGCATTGACTATTGGAAGAAATGCTTCTAATATAGCAAACAGTGCAGCAGATTTAACAGTTAACACTCAAGGTGCTGGTTTCACATTAGTTTATTCTGGTGATGCGACAACTGGCTGGACGTATAAGGAGAAATAATAAATGGCAAACTACGAAGCAACTAGATATGATTTTGATGGTGGAAACCTTACAGGTATTGAAGGTATCCCAACAGCAACTATTGTGCCATGGTCGGACTCATCTATTCCAACTGGGTTCTTAGAATGTAATGGTGCAGCAGTTTCAAGATCAACATATTCAGCTTTATTTGCAATCATTGGAACAACTTACGGTGCTGGTGATGGTTCAACAACTTTTGATTTACCTGATTTACAAGACAACGTAGCGGTTTCAAAATCACCTACTAAAACTTTAGCTTCAACTGGTGGAGCTAATACAGTTACTGCAACTGGAAACGTTGGTGGTGCAACAGCGAATGCTACTTTAACATCTGATCAATTGGCATCTCATAGTCACCCAGGTGGTGGTACTCCAACAGGAAGACCAGGTGAACCAAATGCTAACGCACCATTCCCTTATACTGCTGGTAATACAACAGGAAATCAAGGTAATGATCAAGGTCACAGTCATAATATGAGTGCAAACTTTACTGGTGATGCAACTTCGGTTGTTCAACCTTATTTAACAGTGGTATATATTATTAAAACTTAGGAGAAAATATGGCAACTAATTCAACTTGGACAGTAGTATTTAACGATAAAAAAATTGTTAAAAGATCTGGAGACATGGCAAATACTCCAACTGCTTATACTATTGATGACAATGCTTTTTGGTCACAAGAAAAATATTCAAATATTTGGGCAATTCAATATGGAACTAATCCATCTTCTGATGAAGTAGAACATAGAGATACTACTTCACACTGTTCTTTTTCAGAAGCTAATTTAGGTAACTTTCAAGATTTTATTAATAAATGGGATGCTGCTCATTTAGCTGCTTTGCAAGCTGACTGGGATGCGGACGAAAGACCTGAATCAGAAAAAGGTTCAAGACCTACATCATACACTTCGTAATAACATCCAAGAAGTTATAATATATTTTTCACCAGATAATGGTGGATTTCCTCTATGTACATATGGAAAACCAGCAGGCCATATAACTATTCTGCCTGTTTTTGGTTTAACTCTTTTTGAAAAATGTAAAAATTCTGTTTCTCCACCTTCTTCAACATCATTTAGATATATAGAAAAAACAAAAGCACGGGGTTCATTTTCAAAGCCAGGCATATGTTCTACATGCCAAACATGATAACCTTCAGTTGGTAAAGTTTTTTGTATTTTTAAACAAGTATAATGAAATGGACCATCATAAATTCCATCTACACCTGCATTATTAGTATAATGTTTAAAAGCTAAATCATAGTTTAAAATTAAAGATTTTAAGTTAGTCCACCATGTATTTAAATTTTTTGAATGTGCAAAGTACTGTTTATCTTTTTTTCTTGCTGATGATGAATTTTCAAATTGTTTTCTATCTAATGTATTATTAAATTTATCCTGGTCATTAAATAATTTTATAGCTTTATCACATTCATCTTTAGTAATATAATTATCGTATATACCAATAAAATTTTCTATTTTTGATGTTTTTTCATTCATAGTAATGAAGCTTTTTCTTTTTGAGTTTCATCTAAAGTTTTATCATTTAGTTCTAATTTTTTAAGTGTAATTTGATTAGGTTTCCATTCTTCTTTGTTTATTTTTTTACCACCTCTATCAACTTTAGTTTGAAATATAGTTATATAATTACCATCATATGGTTTTAGTTTTTCTTTCCACCAATCAGGTTCTTTAATAGTATAATGAGCATTTTTACCATTTGGTAATGTTTGCATAGCAGCATAACAAGTAATAGTTAAAAATACTTTATTACTATAACTAAATATATCTTTTAAAACTTCTTCTACTTTATCTTCTTGAACATGTTCCATTACATCAATACATAAAACTAAGTCATAAGTTCCTGTTGGTTTTTTTGAAAATTGTGCAACAGCAGGGTCATATTTACTTATATTTATATCCATTGGAGAACCTGGAAGTTTTCTATTATTAAATAAAATAGAATGAAACTTTGCTTTACCACAACCATAATCTAAAATAGATTTAATATTATTTTCTTTTATTAAATTAAATATTTGATGTTTATATTCAGCTAAGGCTTCTCCGACCCAGTTGTCAGAATTACTTGCATGATATTTAGTTGCTTCTATTAATGATTCATACATAATTTTTTTCTTTATATTCTTTATAATGCTTATAACATAATTCACTAAAATTAGTCAATCGTAAGGCATCTTTAAATGTATCAACCTTATATGCTTCTATTCCATCATAACCCATTTCTTTTGCTATTTTAAATCTATAATGGCCACAATGTATTTCTCCATCTTTAAATACACCTGGAAATAATAATCCATCTTCTTTCATATATTTACGAACAGTCTCTAAATGCTCTTGATCCCAGTCCATTTTATCTTGTAATGAGTCAAAATCTATGTATGATAGACGTTCGGGAAACCAGATTATTCTCGCTTTCATTATATTCATAAGTATTATATAGTAGGTTATATGCTACAAAAACTAAATTTCAAGCCTGGTTTTAACAAGATGGTCACGGATTCCGGAGCCGAGTCTCAATGGGTCGATGGTGATTTTGTTAGATTTCGATATGGACTACCTGAAAAAATAGGCGGTTGGAATCAGCTTACTGTTGAAAATTTAACTTTACCAGGTGTAGCTAGAGCACAGCATGCATGGACATCTCTAGCAGGTGAAAAGTATACAGCGATTGGTACATCACAAGGTTTATTTCTATATTATGGTGAAGACTTTTATGACATCACTCCTTTAGATACAGCAATCACTGGAGCTGATTTTGATGCAACAACTGGTTCACCAACCGTTACAGTAAATAAAACTTCTCATGGTTTATCTGATGGAAGATATGTAACATTTTCTAGTGTTACTGTTCCAACAGGATCAGGTTATGCAACAACAGATTTTACGGATAACACTTTTGAAATATCAAATGTAACAGCAAATGCTTTTGAAATTACAATGCCATCTAATTCAGCAGGCACTACATCCGGTACAGGTGCAGCACAAATTGATCCTTATGTAATTGTTGGTCCAACATTTCAATCTGCAGGTTATGGTTGGGGAACATATTTATGGGGTGAAGAAGCATGGGGCACAGAGCGTACAACTAGTAACGTGGTTCTGGATCCAGGCATCTGGAGTCTAGATAATTTTGGAGAAATATTAGTTGCAACAATTCACAATGGTAAAACATTTACTTGGGATGCAGGAGCATCAGGTGCAAGATCAATCAGAGCAACTGTTATGACTGGTGCACCTACTGCATCGAGATTAACTCAAGTATCGGATAGAGATAGACATGTATTTCATTTTGGAACAGAAACCACAATCGGTGATCCATCAACACAAGATCCAATGTTTATAAGATTTTCAAATCAAGAAGACTTTAATACTTATGCTCCAACTGCAACTAACACTGCCGGAACATTTAGAGTTGATAAAGGAAATGTAATTGTAGGAGCAGTATCAGGTAAAGATTATACATTAGTATTAACAGATAGTTCTGCTTATGTAATTCAATTCGTTGGTCCACCATTTACATTTAGTGTAAAACAAGTTGGTACAAACTGTGGATTGATTGGTCAACATGCATTGACTTATTCTAATGGTGTTGTCTTTTGGATGTCCGGTGAAGGTGGATTTTTTATGTACGATGGTACTGTTAAATCTATACCATGTTTAGTTGAAGACTTTGTGTTTACAACTACAGAAGATAATTTAGGTATTAATTATGATGCAGGTCAAATTGTTTATGCTGAACATAATACTTTATATAATGAAGTAAACTGGTTTTATGCAAAAAATGGTTCTGATCAAATTGATAGATGTGTTACATTTAACTACGGAGAAAACTGTTGGACAACATCATCACTTGCTAGAACTAGTTATACAGATGCAGGGGTATTTGATTTACCATATGCAACAGAATACAATGCAACAGCTGTACCTAATTTTCCAATACAAGGTATTACTGCAACATATGGAGCATCAATTTATTATGTCCATGAAACCGGAACTGATCAAATCAATTCATCGGGTACAACTTCTATTGATGCATTTATACAATCTGGAGACTTTGATATATCCGCAAGAAGAAGTGCTTTAGGAGGCACAACTGGTCTTGCTGATTTAAGAGGAGATGGTGAGTTTATTATGTCTATGAGTAGATTTATACCAGACTTTAAGGTATTGACCGGTAATTCAAAGATTACATTACTATTAAATAACTATCCAAGTGATACAGCATCAAGCTCACCTCTTGGCCCCTTTACAATTACATCATCTACTGATAAGGTAGATACTCGAGCAAGAGGAAGACTTCTTGCAATCAAAATTGAAAACGACGCTATAGGTGAAACTTGGCGTTATGGAACATTACGAGTAGATATTAAACCGGACGGAAGAAGATAATGGGTGGATTATACGATTTATTAGAAACTTATAGAATACAAAACGATCCTCGTTTTGCATATGAAGGTCTATATCAAGATCCAATGAAACCTAAAAATAATGTCTATGATTATTATACTTATGATCCAGATGCAAGTCCTTATGGAGGAGCAACTATGTATAATGATATAGACAACCTTCAACCTTATATGTCTTCATCTTTTCCACAAGAGTTTGGTGTAGGTAGTTTATTTAATCCAAGAGTGGGTAGACCTGAACAATCTTTATTATATAAAGAACCTGCAGATCCAACATCTGATTTCTATCAACCTTTACCTGGTTTTATAAACGCACCTCAAAATTATTATACTCCTATTCAACAAACACCTTCAGTTCCTGTACAAGATTTTGAATTTTTAAAATCAGCTTATGAAGATGATGATGAAGAACAAGTAGAATATTTACCGGGACAAGAACCACAAGGTATTGCAAAATTATTTAAAACCATAGGTGATATTTATGGTAAGTTACCAACACCTACGAATTTAATAAGAGGTTTTGCAGAAAGAGTTGGTGAGCCTTCACGTTATTCTAGATTTAGTCCAGGTGGAAGTTTTAGAGGTGGTATATATAATATAGGTGGAGTTAATACACCTTTTCAGTTAACAAATGATTTCTATGATAGAACAACTGGATTAAATAGATTTGATAGAGCAGGACAAAGATTTGCTAGAACAGGTAAAACTTCTGACTTATTTGCCTCAAGTAGAACCTTAGCTGATTTTGTTAGAAACAAAAGAGAAATAGACGCTGCAAAACGAGCAGCGAGTGCTTCAGTTTCTAGTACACCTACAGGTGGGGCAGAAGGAAGAGGTCCTAGTGGTCCAGCTACAACAAGTCAAGGAGTTACATCTGCTCAACACTCAGCATTTAGAAATTAATTATGGCTAGAATAACTTCATACATACCAGAACCAAAAGAAGAATATGATGTTGAAAACCAAAGACAAATTCTTCGTGCAGTCGATACTATTAAAACTGAATTA